GATGGTGACTGCTCTTGCCGAAGAGCGATGGGAACAATCGCTGACTTACGCCACTGATGTGGAAACGGGGTCTTTGCTGGGTGATCAGATCGTTGCGAGCTTGTTGGGAGAAAGCCCAATTCCTCAAGACTGTTGTGAGTTGTGTCCAGGTTACGAAGAGTATTTGCTACAATTCCCGAATGAAGGATGGAACTACACATCTTATTGTGAGGTGTTGCATGCTACTAGGACTCGTGAAGCTTTAGTCACTCGCGCAATCGATGAACAACGAGAAGCGCAGCGATTAAGATCGGAGGCTTTGTATCATGAGCTCGAAGCGCAGTCTAATCGACTGCAACCGATCCCAGTCATTGATCATGAGTTCATTGGTGAGCCGTTAGCCCCTGTGCCCGGGGTGCCGATCTCACACATCACTCATCCGAATTTAGATGAAGATGTTTCAATGCGATCTCAATCACCGGTATTGGACTTACGGGACGATCGTCGGGTAGTGTTTGATCATGATGTGAAAATTCGTAGGACTGCTCGTGAGAGACCATGGCAAGAGTGTAAGGATGCGTGGGAAAAAATTCGGTTAGCAGCTCCCACAACTGTTCAAGCTGCTAGGCAGTTTCACGGTAGTGCATTATGGGATCATCTTTTTCCGAGATCACTTGGAAAACGTATCCGTCAAGTACCATTTGTTGGTGGTGAATGTTATCCTGACATGCAATACCCTGAAGAGGACTGTCTTCTAGAGGCGTTGAGCGTGCTGATTGGAGAATCTCATGAAAAACTTTTCTTGCGAGCTGCTCGCTATTTCAAGAAAAGTGACATCAACCGCAAAGATCTCAGTGTCAATGTGTTGGAGACGTTGGGGTCGGCAATGCTGTGTGAGTTCGTGGTTTATGATGGTGCTTCAAAGATAATCGGTCGATACGGGTGCCGAAGTGTTGCTACCGTGTGCTTGACCTTGATTGACGGGCATTTTGCTCCTAGGCAAAGGAATTCTCGAGGGATGATGATCAAGAGTCGACAACCAGCCGATCGTTTGATGCCCAATATCGCGAAAGCGATGCTTTTGGAGATTCAAGCGTTACCGGTCGTGCGTTTCACACCTTGGCTGCCGTCAGTTGAGAGAGCTTCAAAGTATGTTCGAGCGATGATCGATAAGTCAACCGGTTTGTTAGGACTAAATCCGCTCAATGAGGAGAAATTGAGGTCCTGGGAGGAATATTGTGGTTCAGTCAAATCCCAAGTCACTGAGAGATACATTGCAATGATTGAAGGCGACCCTGGTTGCAGGAAGTCTTCCAGCATACAGAAAGTTCTGCGCAAGAAGAAATATCATCAGCAGCAATGTTTTCACGTAGATCTTCCAACTTCGACGTTGAGGCAAGATTGGGGTGACAAACTGGATTTGCAGAAAAAAATTCCAGCGACCAATCGAGGAACACCAGGCAGTTATGTGACCACGTTCGAAAAATCATTGGCAGAAGGCTTCTGGGGTTGGGTGATGGTTTGTGATGAAGACAAATTTCCAAAGGGTTATCATGACCTGAAGGCGTTGTTGACTCCTCAAACGAGTCATCACATTTTCCTGACAGATCGTTACCAGAGTCAGTGGCATGAACCTAACAGGGATTGCTTGCTGAACGACAGTGGTTTGCTGGGAGAGGCCGCGAATCTCAGCGCGTACAGTTATCAATACTTGATTGGTACTTGGAGATTTGGTCCGAAGATTGCAAACTTCTTCCGTATGCCGACGTTTAATTCGCATCCTGGCGGTTTTCACTTTTCCAAGACAGGCATCAAGACGGCGCAAGATTTAATTCCTTTCTTTCCAGGAGAGTCATTGTTGTCACTGCAAACACTTTTCGAAGAGGCTGAGTTCTATTACCCGTCTCATGCCAATAAGTCTTGGGGTGCAGAGTTGCGGCAGAGAGAGACTGAGACATACGCGGGGAGTCAAGGATTGTCTTCCCCTCTCGCAGTGATTAGTCTCACTCACATTGTGGGATCAATGACTGACGTCAAGTTGTTGTACACAGTTCTAACGAGAGCGCAAGACGTAATCTTAGTGATCGACATGTCATTGCATTCTTCGAACATGGAGCGTATTTACAGTCATCCTGTGCTGGGAGTTCTTTGGCATTACTATCCGAATTACCAGCCAGGAGTGCCAATCACGATCCGTCCAGAGTTCACTGTTGATATCAAGGACTTGGTCGGTCCTCTACCAGAGAATGTGCGACAATGCTTGGCTGGGCCACTTTATAAGGTCAAGAATCTTTCTTTCGTCAAGCAGTTCTTGCCTGAGATAGAATCGATGCCTGTGATTGATCCAGACGATACGGCTCCTCGCGGTGGTGCAAGGTTGGATTATGACGATCCAGTCTACAAAGAGGCTTATGACTTTAGGAAGTTTATTGACCCGATCATTGAGTATGACGCAGAGGAGCACTTTTGTGTAGAACCGCAGATGAAGGCGATCAAGTTGAAAACACATCTGCCGATGGAGTCTTCGAGTTACGTCAAGGAGCTGGCGATGAGCGAAATCCTGGAACGGTTCCGTTCTGAATTGTCTTGGAAGGGGATCTTCTCCGAGCAAAAGATGGAGACTCCTATCTTCCGCAAGGATTTTCCAGATGAACAAAAACGCTTGCTGCAGAAGATTCGCACTAACGGTATGAACAGTTCTCAAGCAAAGAAGGTCTTGCAAGATATGCGTGCTGAAATGGCTGGTTATGATGATCCTTTAAAGTATCGACCTATGTGGACACTGTTAGGTGCAGATCAAAAGTCATATGACAATGCTTCGTTTGCAGCAGGGGTGGCTCAGCGACTTCGTCGGGCTTCCTATGAGGAAAACGTTCTTGAATTGGCCGATGAAGCTCCGTATGGCAATGCAATGTTTGAAGCTCTTCGTAATTACATGCAGTGGGACGCGGTCGTTCCTTTTTCTGAATTGGATTATTCCAAGGCGATTGTCACGTTTCAAGAGCGAAGGGCTGATCGGTCCTCCACATTAAAGGCAATGAGCTTGAATCGAGCCGACCCTGACTATGAGGATTTCTTGACCGCTAAGACTCAATTGAAGTTGAAGTCAGATCATTTCGAAGTCGCAAAGCCGTTGCAAACAATATTGGTCAGATCAGATGAGTACTTGTTTAAGTTCGGACCAGTGGGCGTGTATCTTCTGGACAAGATTTTGGAACATTGTCCACCTTATGTCTATCTGCATGCAAAGAAAACGTTCGACGATATGAAGTCTTGGTTCGCACAATACATGGTTAGTGATGAATATGAAATGTGCGATGTGAGCGGTTATGATGCTTCAGTTCGGGGAGGATCTGTTATCCTAATGTCAAACATCATGCGACATTTCGGCATTCCAGAAAATCTCATCAATGACTACGTTGAAGACAAGGCAGATTTTCATACTCGGACACTTCGTCTCGCAATCATGACAATGTCGGGTGAGATCTTCACTTGGCTCGGCAATACTATGAATGAGTTGGCGAAGGAATGTCTGAAGTTCGATCTTCAACCGTGGGAGCCAAAAGCTAGTACCGGTGATGACGGTATTCGTTGTGTGATGAAAAACGTGTCTGCGAACTGGGTCCATTATGAACATTATGACCATGCTGTGGAAAAACGTTTCAGAGCGCCAGTCGGAGAATTCTGTTCATTTATCGTGAATCGAGGAGTGTTGGTCAAAGATCCTGTGATTTTATACCGAAGATTCAAGGCTCAAGTTGAGCGAGGGAAGATTGATGATGTCATCCTAGGCTATTTTGCCATGTTTGTCGATTTGTATCGAGAAGGAGACAATCTCTACACCTTGCTGAATGAGAACCAGATGAGTCACGTGCAAGTTTTGCAGCGTTCGATGTTTAACTTGCGACGAATTACTCGGTTCAAGAGAACAGTGGATTGGTCCTTGGTCACGATTTCCGATCAAGACAGGGAATATGGTGAGGTCAGAGAACTGATTGAAACATTGGCAGTGATGCCAGAGTCGG